CGTTGCCCATACTGGAGAATTTTTCCAGACGGACCCATAACAGGTCCGTACCGTTTTCCCTTGTGGGGAAGCCGGTCTGATGGCTGCGTGCTGCGTCTAACTCTTCGAACCACGACTCTGGTAAAACCTCCCTTACTAGGGAAGTGCAGATTGTGTCGCTAGCCGATGAAAGATCCAACGTAGCTAGATTGCCGTCCACTGAGCCCTCCCGGGCCAATGTGCGATGTACCTCTTGGGAGTCTTTCTCCAAGAGGCCACGGCGCCTTAACTTTGTTCGCATAGCTTTACCTAGGCCCAACTGATAGTACACGTTGAGCGTCGGTTCAACAGCGATAGCTCTGTCCGTCTTTCCGTTTTTGGGGACCAAGTCAAACCGGTTCCCTTGAACAATTTTCGGGCACAAGAGCGATGGAGCCTGATCTATAACAGGAAACAACGAGTCAACCCATTCGGGGACCGGTTGGCTATCACGCCACCGAATTCCACGACATTGCGGCAGACTCTTCCACGTATTGAGGAAAGGCCAGGCTTTCTCCGTCATCGACGGATAAGGCGAAAGCTTATTAGGGAGAAGCTTCAGAATCCCTGACAACTCGTACGTCGCTCCATTACCAAATGAGTGATTAAGCTCACGTGGTGGTTTTCTTCCTATCAGACCAAGCAGTTCATGTTGTACCCCGAGAAGCAAAGCTCCGCGGGGGGTGGATGGATTTCCACCACCTGCTAAATCGATCATGGAATTAAAGGCCTCGCATCTTAGCTCAGCCTCAACCCACTTATCAATCGCTGCTTGCGCAGTGTTGATACCTGTGGGGAGATCCTGTACTTTCTTGAAGAACGCAGTTGCTTGGGCGTCTCTCAGGTACTTATAAGGATCGGTGTAGGAGGTAGGGTCAATGGTAAGATTCACCAGTTGGGCCCACTCCCCTCCCTTCGCCAGTATCGCTACGGCGAGAGATCGGGGGGTGTCGAGGGCTTGACATAAGTCGAGAGCCACTTCTTGCAGTTGCTGCATAGAATTTCTCCAGTAGACTGACGCAGATTACCGCGTCAGGGTAACGACGATGACTAAAACACAGATCATCACCAATATCACTATATCTCGGATTACATAGAGACGTAGCTGGTTCATTGGGGTGCAAACCCGGTCTTGATCACGCTCTGGATAAGAGCGCTCTTGAGAAGGTTCGCTCCCTGGGCAGCCAGTTCGCTAGTCGTCGCATCAGCGGCGTCCGTACGAATGATATTTTTCCAGGAGAAGGACTCGCGAAGCCGCACGGACGTGAGTCCCGTGGTTGTGTCGGTAAAAGTCTCAGGATAACTGAGACTTCCTTCCACGATACGGGCCATTTTGTCCTGCGAGGACTTCGAGGTGACAGTCAAAACCGGGCGATTAGCGGCCACAGTGCCCACATTCTCCGTACGCCACGTGGCCGGGGTTTTATCCCCGGCCGATGGTGCAAGAGCGGTGTAGATGATGTCAGTTGTTCCATCAGCTTTCTTGATGGTAATATCAGCCATATTAGGCATAATCATTCCTTTAAGGAGTAAATTTTGGTCAATTGACCGTTAAAAAGAAGACTTCGAATTTAACTTGAAGTTTACAGCTCCAAGCAACAACGAGATCGCCGTGAAGCCCCGCACTGCAGATACCTTTCCAGGTACCTTAAAGCGCTGAAGCTTCATTTTGATTGGTTCGTTGATCGCGCGCTGTAGCCGGAAAGCCTCGAATACGCCCGTTCCCTCCAGTGGTTTTAATACTGCTGGAAAACGGACAGCTCGAGTGCCTCCAACTCCGGCACGCCAAACTCGCTGCGTGTTCTGGATATCGTATCCAAGAAGATCAGTGATACTGTTGATGTACTGACCGATTGGGTAAAACCAATCCACAACAAAGGAGAAAGGTACTAACTCCCAAGCGATAGCTGCAGGGTTGACTAGACCCATGTCATTCCACATGGCGAGGTTTTCGTCTTTACGACGGACCTCCGCGATAAGTTGGACTCCTTGCTTTAGCCTGAAGTCGTCATACACGCCATTCGCATTCTTAAGGCGGATCGCTTTTGACGATCGTTTCACCTTGACTTGAATGGGGTCACCCGGTTGGGCAATCCGTTCAAGAAGAGCGTAATAATCTTTAATCAGTG